AAAAGCCAAGAAGAAGGGAAGACTAGCTGGTCACGCTGGTGGGAGTCTGAACCCGACGTGGGTAGAGTGGCTCATGGGGTACCCAAAAGGGTGGACAGACTTAAATCATTAGGCAATAGTTTGGTGCCACAGATACCATACTATATAGGCAAAGTAATATTGGAGGTGATGAATGGAAAAACTAATTAAAGAAACTTTAGGTATAGCTGCAAAGCTTGCAGCAAAGGCTGATAGTAGAAACGCAAAGCTAACAAAACGAATGTTAGTGGATGATTTAAAAATGATAAAATTAAATTTAATGTTATTACAGGATGAGTACAATGGTTCTACAAGACAGTCAAAGTCAGAAGATTAAAATAGTATTTGGTCCACCTGGTACAGGAAAAACAACACACCTTCTTGGTGTTGTGGAAGCTGCACTACAACGAGGAATACCACCAGATCGAATAGGTTATTTTGCTTTTACAAAAAAAGCTGCAAGAGAAGCTATCACAAGAGCGATGGAAAAGTTTGATCTTGATCGTAAAAGTTTTAAATATTTTCGAACACTACACAGCATGGCATTTCTAATGTTAGGTTTAAAAAATTCTGATGTGATGGATGATGATGATTACAGAGCTGTATCTGATTACGTACAAATAAAATTAATTAATCCAAATAAATCAGTTGATGATCTTGGTGTATCAACACCACAAGATCCTTACTTAAAAATAATTGATCAAGCAAAAATAAAAAATGTTTCTTTATCAAATGAGTTTGTAAGTAGCGGCGAACATATTCAAGGTGGTTTTGAAAAACTGCAACAGATAGCGAGTGGATTAAAAAAATATAAAACTAAGCATAGTAAATTTGATTTTACTGATATGATTGTAGAATTTAATAAACAAAAAAGTTGTCCTCGATTTGAGATTGTTATTATTGATGAAGCACAGGATCTAAGTTTTATTCAATGGCAAATGGCTGAGATACTTATTCGTAATTCAAAAGAGGCTTACATTGCAGGGGATGATGACCAAGCTATATTTGATTGGGCGGGCGCTGATACAAAAAGATTAGGATTGATAGGTGGACAAAGAGAAATACTAACACAATCTTACCGAGTGCCGAGAGCCGTGCACCAAGTGGCAGGTGCCTTGATTAATCGAGTACAAGACCGAGTACAAAAGAATTGGAATCCAAAAGAAGAAGAAGGAATAGTACGGCGCCACCGTGTACGATTTAATAACCAAATAGAACTAATTATATCCTGGATCAGATAGCTGATGACTTACGATACCAAGGATTGTTTTATGAATATAAAAATAGATCGTCTATTTCAGATCGAATGATAAGAGCGATACAAGGATGGAATAATTTAAAAGAAGGAAATGAGATCGATGTATCTACAGTACAAGATATTTATTACTACATGAGTGGTAATGGTAATATAGAACATGGTCACAAAGAAGCCATAAAGACAGCGAGTGATGAAGTAAAATATAATTATGAATCATTGGTCGTGAATCATGGATTGAATGCTGATATTAATAGTGACTGGAACATTGCGCTTGATAGAATACCCGAATCGATGCAACGATACATCAATGCAGCTTTACGTCGGTCATCTTTTAACTCATCGAAAAATATAAAATTATCTACGATTCATGCATCTAAAGGTGGCGAAGCAGACAATGTTATGGTATTAACAGACCTACCACGAAAGGCAGATCTTAGTCTTTCGCAAAAGAGAGATGATGAAAGGAGAGTGTTTTACGTTGCTACAACAAGAGCAAAAAAATCTTTACACATTATCGAGAGTCAATCCAACAGAGAATTTAAAGAATTATTATGATCTGTGAAAACATTTTAGAACAAGCAAAAGAATTAGTTGTAGGTGATCGTCAAGAAGACTATGGCGATAAGCTTACTAACCATGAGAACATCGCTGCATTGTGGTCTATTTTCCTCCGCAAAAAATTAACAGCTCATGATGTAGCGATGTGTATGGCTTTAGTCAAAGTGGCTAGACTAATGCATGCACATAAAACAGATAGCTACATAGACTTGGCGGCCTATGCGGCAATTGCAGCGGAGATACATGAGCGAACGAAATGAGCCAACCCTCTTTGTTTCAAACTCCCAGTGAGTGGGTTCCACCAGAAGGAGTTCCTGATCTCAGAGATGCAAAAGAAATAGCCATTGATTTAGAAACAAAAGATGATGGCATAACAAATGGTATAGGACCAGGTTGGGCTACCAAACAAGGAAGAGTTATTGGTGTAGCGTTGGCCGTGGACGGATGGGAAGGATACTATCCTATTGCGCATGAGGGTGGTGGCAACTTTGATCAAAAAGTTTTTCTCAATCAACTTAAACCTATTTTAGAATTACCTTGTGATAAAGTATTTCATAACGCCATGTATGATGTAGGTTGGTTAGATGCTTTAGGTTTACAAGTTCATGGTAAGATTATTGATACCATGATTGCTGCACCCTTACTTAATGAGAACAGACGTAATTATACTCTTCGTGATTTATCAAAAGAGTATGTAGGTGAAACAAAATCAGAAACGTTATTGTATGAAGCTGCAAAAGAATGGGGCGTGGATGCAAAGAGTGAGATGTGGAAACTACCACCGATGTATGTTGGTCCTTATGCTGAACAGGATGCTGCTGTTACGTTGAAGTTATGGAAAGTATTACAACGAGAAATAGTAAGAGAAGATTTATCAAGTATATTTAATACTGAATCAGAATTATTTCCTGTTTTATTTGCTATGAAAAAGAAGGGGGTTCGCATTGATACAGAAAAAGCAGAGCGTATTAAAAAAGATTTTGAAGATGCAGAGAAGAAGATATTACGTAGCCTATATAAAACATGTGGCTTTGAGGTGGAGATACTTGCTCCATTATCAATTGCAAAAGCTTTTGATAAACTTAAAATAAAATATAACAGAACACCAACAGGATTACCAAGCTTTGATAAAAACTTTTTAGTAACTCATTCTCATGAGTTTGCACAGAATATAGTGAAAGCAAGAGAGTTAAATAAAGCAAGAACAACATTTATAGATTCTATATTAAAACATTCATATCGTGGTCGCATACATGCAGATGTAAATCAACTACGTTCAGATACAGGAGGCACTATATCAGGAAGATTGAGCATGCAAAATCCTAATCTACAACAGATACCAGCTCGTAATAAAGATATAGGTCCAAAGATAAGAGAACTTTTTGTTCCAGAAAAAGGAGAAGAGTGGGGATGTTTTGACTATTCCCAACAAGAACCTAGACTTCTTATTCATTACGGAGCCTTGGTTAGTGAGTCAACTAAGTGGGACGTTGGCACGGTAAAAAAATTATTAGATGATTATAATAATGAAAGAGATACTGACTTTCATCAGATCGTAGCTGATATGGCAGGAATAGATCGTAAACAAGCAAAAACAATTAACCTTGGTATGATGTATGGCATGGGTAAAGGTAAGCTTGGTTCTGAATTAGGATTAGATAAAGAGGATGTGGATGATGTGTTTAAACAATATCATTCTACTGTTCCTTTTGTAAAAGCATTAACAGAAGGCACAATGAATAGAGCTCAAAACAGGGGTTATATTCGCACTATATTAGGTCGTAAATGTCGTTTTGATATGTGGGAGCCTGCAACTTATGGTATTCATAAACCACTACCACAAAAAGAGGCAGAGGCAGAGCATGGTGGTATCAATAGAATACGCCGTGCCTTTACATACAAAGCATTAAATAGACTAATACAAGGCTCTGCTGCGGATCAAACAAAGAAGGCAATGATTGATGTATTCAAAGAAGGTATCACACCTTTAATTCAAGTACATGATGAGTTAGATATTTCTGTACACTCAGAAGAACAAAAGAAAAAAATTGTAGAGATAATGGAGAGTGCTGTTGAGTTAAGAGTTCCTTCTAAAGTAGACTGTGAGGTTGGTTCCTCATGGGGAGAAATTGAATAGAAAACAGCAGATTGGTTTTGAAAACCATATGCGAGCCATCTTATGGCTTACTAAAAAAAATTACTACGTCTTTGATAATATAAGTGGCCTTGGGCCGTGTGACGTGATTGCTATGAATGATGATGGAGACATTATTAAAATAGATATTAAAAGCGAAAGTATACGAAAGACAGGCACTCATGCAGGACATAAGATACGAAGAATGCCAAGTAAACAACAGAAAAAAATGGGTATAAAATTATTAATGGTCACTAAGGAAGGAAAGTGTTACTTCTATAAGAATGATTAAAATATGGTTACTTATATCAATGATCTCTATGCCTGGTATGCCTTCAGTAAAACATCAAGCAGAGTTATACTTTGAACAAGAGAAGTGTGAAGCAAGACGTATTGTTATGGAAAATAACATTTATGATCTAGCAGCAAAGCAAGGAATAAATCCTGTCTATACACAGACGTGGTGTTTAGAATCTAATATGTTTGTAATAAAAGCTACTTAATAGCTTGGTCTATCTTATCATTTATTGAAACAACATTAGCTTCAATGACCGAGAGCCGTGCGTCGATGCGCAACATGTCTAAATCTTTTATCTTACTTTCATTGGCAATGACTCTATTTACCAACATACCATAGCTGTAGATAACAGTGATCCCTGCAATAATAACTGCGGTAATGTTGATAGTTTTAAGATTCATTAGAACATTCTTTTGATCATGTAATCATCAAATTCTACAGGATCGGCATCGAGAGCAATTGGATTAGCAGAACCTATTCCTGATTGAAAATTATAAAGACCATCTATTTGTGCATCGTTTAAATAAGGATACGCTTCTTTTAAATTAGCTTTACCTTGATCTATTTTTGCTTGTTGATCTACAAGAAAATCTTCTACAGGTATTGGATTAAGGTTCATAGCATCAGTGTTTTCATTTGCTAAGAATTCTTGCATCAGCGTATTATAATCCTGCACATCCTCTAGTATGTCACCATATCCTTCTTGCATAACTTCTGATCTTTGTTCAGGATCAATTGCTGGAAGTTGTTTTGGAAGTATTAAATCAGTATTATCAAACTGTGGATTAGGATCAAAATCCATATCTGTTATAGTCACGGGTTCAACAGGTGCTATGTAAGGATAACTATCAAAGTTAGGATCTCTACTTCTACCACCAAAGAAAGGTTCTTCTTGTTCTTCTTGTTCTTCTGGTACGTCTAAAGGATATCGCACCCCTGGCATATCAGGTAGATTATATGGTATTGGTTTATCTTGTACACCAAACATCCCTTTAATAGCTTGTACTGTAGGAAGACCCATCTGTAATCGTGATCCAATAGGATACATTTCTCTAAACTGTTCAGGATATTTGTTTTGTAGTTTTCTTGTTGGATCTAAATAATCTTGGTCAACGGTTTCTTGAAATACATCAAAACCTTTTGATGTTAAAATAGGATCGCCACTACTCATTCTAACGTTGCCTTGGATCGTGCCCCCTGGTACTTTTCTAGCTCTTTCCATTGCTAACTGTTTTACAAATTTATTTTGTCGTGAACGTAAATCTTTAGCTAATGTGGTATTACCTTCTTTTAAAGCGCTCTCTACTCGTCTATCAAGACTACCGACGCTTTGTTGTAAATTCTTTTCTCTATTAGCTGTAGCAATTCCTCTTGCTGCAGCATCTCTCCCTGTAACTTGAGGTTCTGGTCTTCTTTGTCGTGCACCACTGGCTCTAGCCGCGGCTATACCTCTATTTCGATCAGCTTGTTGTTGAGAAGTTTTTCTTTTAGCTTTCGTAGCCCTAGCTTTTCTTTTAGCACTAGCTTTTCCACCTTTACGTGGACCTCCGCCTCCTCCACTAGAGTAGCTTTTATTACCTATACTAAAATTTCCTGCTATAGCCATTATGATCTCCTAACTAATGCTTCAGTTATATCAATATCTCCGCTTTTGGCAAGTTGAGATCGATCTGATGGTGAAATTGTTCCTATATTAAAAGAACTTTGCTGTAAAATATCTGGTATTACTAATTCAGAAGGGTCTGGTTGATTAACTACAGGTTTTTTAAGTGTTTCCAAAGGACTTACAGTTGTAAGTGGAGTTGATAAACCAAAACCAAATGGTCCTTCCATAAATCTTGTGGCACTACCACCTACAGTTTCTTTCCCTTTAAATATGCTATTAGGATCTTCAAATAATTTTAATCCTCTTAAATCTCTAAATGCACTATTAATTGATCTAACAAGATTTCTTCCATAGTCTTTTAATCCTCTTAATTTACCTGTGTCACGTAAATTTTTTTGTAAATATTTTGGTAATTCAATTGGTGAATAACTGTTACGTAATAAAGACCCTCTTTCTTTTTTAGATAATCTTGTATTTAAAAATTTATTTATTTTTCTTTTCTCAACTCCTAAAAGTTCAGCAGCTTTAATTGCTCTTAACATTTGTTTGTCAGCATCTAATTTTGCATCATTTGCCTTTTTATAAATTTCAAGTGCTTCAGCTTCACTAACAACTCCTCTCTGTAAATCTCTCGTTAAAATTTGTTTAGCGTCTCTTACTCTTTTTGAGTATTCAGATATTTTATATTTACCCAAAGCATCTTCTAAAAAAGGATCTTGTATTCTAAAACCAATAATACCAGTAGCTTCGTTCAATACTTTATATTTTCTATTTAAATCATTAAAGCTTCCAGTTGCAGCTAAACCTAATCTACCAAATTGAGATAAAGAACCAGGAGCAAATGTTTTAAAACCTGCTATTGTAATCTTTCGCATCTTATCACCTAAAGGATCTTCTGGATTATATATTCTAAATCCCTCTTTTGATACGCCGTTTCTGGCAAATATGTCCAATGCAAAATCTGTAAAGATAGCTTCTTCTATAAATGGTTTCATAACCTCCGCTGTTCCAGCAATTGCAGCGGATGTTATATTTTGTATGAATCCTTCTTCATCAACAGCACCTTTTTTCATTTCATTAAGAGCTGTTCTAAAAGGACGAGTGAGTGCATCGTAAGCGTTAGTGTGAGAATAATCAATATAATATAACTGACCATCCTGTTTAATAGGTATGATATCAGAATTTTTTGACCACTCTGGTAAATATTCTCTTAATGCATTCATTTGTTCATTTGTAACACCAGTTACTGCTTGACCTATTTCTGAAAAAGCTTTTCCTGAACCTAGTCCAAATGCTGCCATGCTTCCTAATCTTCTCATGCCAATTCCACGAAGTAAAGGATCATTAAATTCTTTAACACCTCTTGTGATAGTATTAATACCTGTTCTTATTATTTCAGCAGGGAAAGCAACAAAGTTACCAAGAGGAAGTTGACGTAGTAATTGAACTCCTTGACCTACATAATCATAGTTTGGAATGTTATTTCTAACAATATCAGCAGCATATTGATCTAAAAAATCTTCCATTGCACCTGGAGCATTTAAGTCATTAACACCTAGTCGCTTTGCTTGATCTCCATATCTACTAATAAAACCTGCTTTATCTTTGTCAAAAGCATTTTTAAATATCGTTCTAACTTTTTCTCTTTCAGCATAAAAATTTTGAATCTTATAAAAGTCATCTTCTGCTTGGTACAATGTTCTTGCACCTTTTCTAATTGGATCAAATTTTTCAAATTTTTTACCGAGAGAACCCAGACCTGTCTGTAGTTTACCTAATTCAGTTGTGTTTTCCAAGCCTTCAGCTATGTCGTCAAATGTTCGTTGTAGATCACCTAATCTTGCACTGGTATTTACAATACCAAGACGTTGTAACTTTTGATACTCATTGAACTGTGCTTGATAATCATCTGCTGAATTAAAAGTTTTTTTAAAGTCTCCTGCTAATTGACTTTTTAAATTTGGCGATAATGTTTTTCTGGCCTCAGCAAAAGTGCCAGGTCTAAATAAATTACCATTAACAGCGGAAAAAGCTGCTGCACTAATAAAATTTCTAAAGTGTGTGATAGGAGATAAAGTTGTTTTCATTTCTTGAGTTAGTGCTTTTGGTCCTAAGAATGTTGTGTTGTATAAAGTTCTTAATACGCTACCTCCTTGAGTGTCATCAGAAAACTTTGCAATATTTTTCGCTATTTCTTTTGTTGTAAACTTACCATTTAAAGGATTAAAAGGATTTGATGTTACAATAGGCGTTGTAAAATTAACACCATCGCCAGTTGCTGCTTTATTAAAAATATATTTATTTAAACCTGAATTGTATACCTCTTGAAAGTATCTAGATGAATTTAAAAAATCTTCCATTTTTGCTATAGATGTAACATATTGTTGAGAGGCATCTTTTGTTTCACCAAGAAGATCTCTAATTTCTTTTGGTAATTGTCTTCTTTGTTTAAATACTTCTGCGTCAACAACTTTATTTTTTACTAGTAAATCACCAACACCTTTTTCATCACCAGTTCTTAAAATAGTTTCAATATAATTATCCATAACTTTTGCCGATGCAGCATCTTTTGGCGTAAAACCAACTATATCTTCACCTTGTTTAATGGCTGTTCCTAGTTGTGGAATTTTTGTGGCTAGATAACCTTTCGTTTTATTAATAACTTGTTGTCCTTCAGCACTGCTTTTTAATGTTTTAATATAATCTTCTTTTCCTGCTCCTGCGGATTTATAACTTCTTGTTAAATACTCACCTATATTAGCTGCAACTGTATCAACAAATTTTGTACCACCTGGATCAGCAGACTGAGCTAAAGGGTTAGCCATAATTTTTTTAGAGAGGCCATCTATTTTTGTACGCATACTACCTAGTATTGGAACAATGTCTTGAAATCCTGAAGCATTAATACGTTCAGTTATTTCTTTAAATCTCTTTGGATCTTTTTTAGCATTTGTTGTTAAATAGTCATAAAACATTTCCATGACTTTATCTCTTTCTTTCAACAACTTATCATCCATTCTTTTACTAAAACCTTTTGTTAATATTCTTTGTGTAGCTGTTTCTAAGTCTTGAGCCAAGCGCCTTGCACCTTCAACGGCTGCTCTATTAGCTCCAATCATATCTCTTTCAAACTTAAACATTTGTTCGGGGCGAGCACCTCTTGATCTTGCATAAGAAAATATTTTATCTATATATCTAACAATATTATTTTTATTAAAAGCAAAACCCTCTGCAGCTTCTAATGATACAGGATTTCCAGCGTCATCAATGTAAGTCACGTTTGCTGGATTGTGTAGTAGATCACCTTTTTTACCGAAGTTAAATATACTACCATCACTTCCTTTAATAACACCACCAATTCCTTTTAAACCAGGAAGTAATATTTTATCAAAAATACCTACACCAATGGCACTTTCAACACCGAATTTAAATCTATTTTTTAAACGACGAAAAGCTTCTCTTCTACCAACATACCCTTCTTGACTGTCTGACTCTGTTGGTCCTCCAAGAATATCACCTATCGTTCCTAAGTCTTCGGTGTGTGCCGCAGCTTCTGCTAAACCTACAGCTATAGCACTTGTTGTTGTTGGTCTACGTGCAAAGAAACCTGCATTTCTTGCTTTAACTAATTTACTTGCAGCTTTTAAAGCTATACCCCCTGGCACACCAAGTTGTGTTAATACTTCTGTGACTGAACCCGTCCATCTATCATCGGCTAGATCTTCTAACTTTGAAAAAGTTTTAGAACTATCAAACCAATCCTCTACATCTTTTGTTAACTCTGTTCCAAGTCCTAAATCAATTAACGTAGTTCCAAGAGTCGTGATTCCTTCAACAGATTTCACGGCACCAGATCCAACACCAGCTACAGCAGATGTTATCAATCCTGTTTTTTTATCATCAATATCTTTTGCTGTATCTGTAGTTAATTTTTTGGATGTTTTTGTTTTTAAGATGTCAGGAATCACCAGTCCAAAATCATCTTCATCCTTTTTTAGAATGTCAGGAATGATTAAATCAGCCATGTTACTCTGAAGGCGTAATGCCTTGTGATGCTAAATAATCATTTATTTGTTTGTCGGTTACTTCTGGACCATTAGCCTCTCTCATTGCAGCGAATGCATCTTCATACGAAACAGCAGATGGTGATGGTCTAACGGATTCATATATATTTGATAAATCATTTTTTGCGGCTTCTATGTCAGTCATGTTTTGATCTTCCATGTAGGATTGAATATTATTTAGTATAAATTCATCTTTACTTGGAGAAGTTTTTAATCCTCTTGCTAATTTAATTTGATCAACACTAGAAAGATTAGGTGCTAAAGTTTGTATAGTGGTTAAGTTTTGTTGAAAGTCTGTGCCACCCTCAGATTCAATTTGTGTTAATTCTTTTTCTCTTTCAAACTCTCTTTCCTCAGCTTCTCGTTTTAATCCTTGTTCAACTGCAGCCATCTTAATTTTATCTGCACGTTCTGATAAAGCATTTCCTAATCTAGCAAACTCTTGCATCGGTTCTTTCGCTGATCTTGCTACTTTATCAGCAAAATTACCACCTCTTGAACTAGCTAAATTTAAACCAAACTGCACCATTGCATTATATAAACCTGCTTTAGTTTTTTCTTTTCCATCACCTAGATACTTATCAAATATTGCCATGTTATCTTTGATATAATCATCTAATTCGCCTTTCTTAATTTCCTTTTCTGTATTATCTGTTTCTGTTTTAATTTCTTTTTCTTTTTCTTTTGTAAATTTTTTCGTTTCTTCTATCGTGCTACCTGCAGCTCCACCCTCTGTTCCAGCTTTAGGTGGTGTAGATGATTCTTGATTAGCAGAAATTTCTGCTTCATCTTCAATTAATCCTGGTGCCATCATTCCTGCACCTGCTAAATTTAATCCTGTCATTGTCAAATATTTATTCGAAATACCAGGAATTTTTGCAGCTCTTATTCCTGATGGTACTGCTGATCCTGCAAATACTCCTTGCTGTGCATTATATGGAACTACCGCTGTTCCTGTTGTTGGTGTTTCAACACTTCTAACATTTGGTGGAGTTCTACTACGTCCCCCTCTTCCAAATATAGATAAAGGATTTCTAATCAATGCAGGTAAACCCGAACGTCCCCCACTTACTACAGCAGGTAAAGTGTTCGCTCTTTGAACTAAAGCTCTTGATCCAGATGTTAAATAAGGAAGACCACCTGACTTAGCAATAAACTCTTTGCCCATGCCCATGACTCTAGGTAGAAGAAATCTACCTCCTTGGATCATTAAAGGTATTAATGGAGCAGCCATTGATTAATTTCCTAATATACTTCCAAGTCCACTAAAAGCGTCTTGTACGCCACCAAAACCTTGACCAAATTGACCAAGAGCGCCGAGTCCTGCAATACCAAGACCAAGAGCTTGTGCGTATGGGTTAGTGGATGGTTGTGTTGTATATGCTATTTGACCACTAGGTACACCTCGTAGTATGTCACTAGCAAATCCTAATCTAGTAAATGGTTCTCGTTGTGCCATTAATTGTTGTTGTCGTTGTGCTTCTAATACTCCTTGGCCTAATTGTTGTTTCATGCCACCAACACCAAGAAGAGATTGAATATCTGCTTGTCCTAATTGTTGTCCTAATGCACCAAGCCCTGCTTGTGTTTTAGCCATAGCACCTAATTGTTGACCAACACCTAATTGTCTTCGTTGTTGTGCCTCTTGCGCTGCCATTGCTGCTTGTTGTGCTTGTTGATAATTTCTTGATAGATCTTCAAAGATACGTCTTGATTTTATATCTTGTAAATTTTTTCCTAATTCTGCTTGTGCTACACCAAAACGAGAACCACCAAAAGCACCTGCTTTTGTTGCTTGTCCTGCTAATTGATTTTGTGCCATTTGACCTTGTCTCTCTAATTCAGCTAAAGCTTGTTGTGTAACTTGCTGTTGATAAGGGTCCATGAATGCTTGTGCTTGGGAAGGTTGATATGCTTGTGTTGCACCAAGTAAACCTGCTACACCAAGACCTGATGTTCCTAAAGCTTGTTGTAAAGCTGGTTGGTATGAACCTACTTGTTGTGATGCTAATCCAAAAGCTTGTTGTTGTTCAGGAGTAAAGCCTGCAAACTGAAACTGTGGTATAGCTTGTGCAATACCTGCTCTACCAAACTTACGTAAGTTAAATGCTTCATCTGTTTCACCAGGTTGTTTTGTTGCATTTGGATCACCAAACACAGAAGCAAGTAATTGCTCTGCTCTTTTTTCTACATACTCTGGTTGTCTTACGACTGATTCAGTAACTTCAGCCATTATCTTTTGCCTCCATATTTATCTTGTAAACTATAGAGGAATTTTGATCCTCTGTCTCTAGTATCTTTTTTTCCTTTACCACCCATTGCTGCACCAAGTCCTCTAACAGTACGTGCATTGACAACAAATTCACCATCACTTAACATTGCAGGTATCTCATCACTAGTCTCGGTTCCTGGTCCTGCTATCTTACCATTCTTACGAGGAAAACCACCTGTATTTAAATTAATAATACCACCATTTCTAAGATTAACACCATACTGTGAATAAGGAATAATTTGTGGTGGCATAATATCTGCTTGTCCTAAATCTCTAAGAGGATCCATTGTACCATAAACACTAGGTAACACCTGTGAATCTTTTTCTTCTTCTTTACCACCAAGTAAAGCCGCAGCACCTAGTCCTAAAGCTGCAGCAGTTTTAGGTTTAGCTTTAGCCGCAGCTAATATTTTTGCTAATGTTGATTGTCCAGGAGCTTTCATTGTTAATTTACCTGCGGCGCCTGGTATTAATCCAGAGCCAGCAGCACCTCCTGTTGTTCCTGTTCCTAGTAAAGGAGCTGTTCTACCTAATAGTCCACCAAGACCTGCACCAGGTGTTAGACCTAAAAATCTAGTTGCACCAAATCCTGCCGCACCACCAAGTAAGGCGTTACGTAATGATTCTTCTGCACTTCTACCACCTACTAGACTACCGATCCCTGCACCCAAGCCTGCACCTAATGCACCGCCAAGTGCTGGACCTCCATATAAATAGCCTAATCCTGTACCAATAACAGGTGCTGCTTTTTGTACTAATTTTTTAGCAGACTTAAAAATCTTTTTTAGCATGTTCTCCTTTTGCAAATCATGATTTTGTTCTTATAAAGCAAGGAGGCTGGCCTTGTGAATTAAGCCTAATTAATCATATAATTATAGGCAAATTTCGTGTAATGTGCAATGACAAATATGGCATTCGACATTAAGAAAGTCCCTATGGTCCGTGTGACGTGGCTCGATGCCCGTGATACAGAGACAGGTTGGCTTCCTATCAAAGATATTTTAGAAGCACCGTTGGCCGTGTGTCAAGAAGTAGGGTGGATGGTTACTAATACAAAAGAAAAAGTAGTTATTATGCGCTCATGGTGCACGGATAAAGATGATAATCATGGTGGTGGTGCGATCGCTATACCAAAAGGGTGGGTGACAAAGATAGAATACTTATCTGTCAACTACGCAGAACACGAATAGCTTGTCAAGAAAACAATTCTAAAAAGTTCTGTTGATTTGAATAGAAATATGTTTACATTAGGTTCTCACCAAAATACAAAATCACAGGAGACAATATGGAAAATCAAGAAATACTTAAAGCCATAGCTGTCCTCGCAGATAAGGTGGGGCGCTATCACGAACGTTTAATGACAATGGAAAGAGAATTAGAGAGACATCAAAAAGATGATAAAAGTCACTGTGATGAAAACTGCGAGTGCAGGAAAAACTAAAGTTCTCCGCCCGATCCAAAAACGTCTGGCATTTTAACAACGCGAATGGTAACATCTTTGGTCTTCGTTGAAGCCCAAGGATTACCACAGTCGCTACAATTACCTGTTGCTAATTCTTCTGAATCAACTTCATTACTACAATTACTACAATACACTTTTTCCCAAACCT